AGGGGTAACTTTTGAACCTGCCGCCAAATCGGGTAACAACATGGCTTTATCCGCTATAAACGTGCCACCCGGCGTTTGCACCAATTCACTAAAAGCGCCTTCGCCGACGATGGCAGGGCCGCCCGGGTGAAAGTCGGTACCATCGGCATATTGTGGGATGGGTTTGGCTGCCACAGCTGCAATTTGCGCCGCTCCAATAGCTGCATCAATCGCCACAAAAGGCATACCCCCAGTTAATGGAAATTGCGCTACTGCCCCGGCGATAGCTTCGGCTGTGTGTACAGCAATGGAAAGGATGGCCGCCGCCTTATCAAATTTGGCCTTTTTAATATCTTCCTCTTTGGCCTGTTTTTGCAAAGCCGCTTTTTGCTCGGCGGCTTGTTTTTCAGTAATCAGCAGGGCGGAACGTTTTTGTTGTTCGTTTAAAGTGCTACTATTAATGGCGGACACTTCGGCCTCCCTGCGCCGGTCAATCAATGCTATTTCCGCTTCAATCCTTGCTTTTTTACGTTCAAACGCACTGTCTTCAATGCTGATAATCGCCGTCATGGCTTCTTTAGAAGCTTCCACCTCTTTAGCCCTTACCCCTTTGGTTATATCTTCGGGCTTGCCTAAGTTGGCCTTTTGGTTTTGCAGCTCGGCCACTTGTTTTTGCATGGCAGCGGTTAAAGCAGGGTTTAAACTACCCATGGCATCAATCTGCTTGTTAATGCTGGCAATGGTGGCATCTATAGCCTCTACGGCATATTTCTTTTGAATGTCTTTTAACCGTTTTTCATAGACCTCTTTGCTAATGGCCCCGTTATTGTACGCTTGTGTAAGGGCTGTTTGCTCTTCCAAACTACGCTGTTGGATGGTGTCAACGGCAATCTGCCCGTCTTCTTTATCTTTGGCCAACTCGGATTTTTTGCGCTCATCACGATTTTTAATCATGTCCTCGGCAATTTTGGCACTATCCTCGGCCTGTTTTTTTAAACCTGCTTGGTATTGCTCATTCGCCTTGTCCTGTAGGCCTGTAATCGTTTTATTGCGCTCTTGGTCAATTTCCGTAAGCTTGGTAACCGTGGCCACATGCACGGCCTGAGCTGCTTTCCCTTTCAGTTCACCAGTTTTAATTTCTTGTGCCGCTTCATCCTGGGCCAGTTTCTTTTGCAGGTTGAAAAACGTGCTGTAAGCTTCGCTACGTTCTTGCAAGCTTAACCGTTCATTTTCGGCGATGGCTTTTGCTTGCTGGATAGCTTGCTCGGTCAATGCTTTTTGTAAATCAAATGCGGAGGTGTCGGTTTTTTTATCGCCCTTGCCACTGTCGCCAGCAAAATCAAATTTATTAGCCTTGGCCAGCGTGGCGGCATCTTCCATCAATTTATTAGCAGCGGCCTCAAATTTTTTTTGCAGGTTTTTATCACCTGCCACATCATCTGCTGAATTAGCTAATCCTTCTTTTAATTGTTGCGTTAACACATTGCCCATGCCTGCACCAAAAACACTTTCAATACCGCCTAATATTTTAGTACCCGTGCTTACATTGTTCAAAGGGTTTTTATTGGCATCTTCAACCGCCTTGGCTGCCAGCTCACCGGCTTTTGCATATAAGCCCATGGCCTCGGCTTTCAGCATGGTAAACTTTATATAATTCTCCGCTTGGTCGGCTGTCTTTTTTTCCGCTTCGTTCAAATCTTTTGCATAGCCAATGGTTTTGCCGATGGTGTCATTGTAATGCTCGAGCGTCTCTTTTTTATCCAACACCCCAGCATTAGCCAGCTTAAACTCCTCTTTCATTTGGTCAACTTGCGCCACCGCTTCACCCATTTTATCAGTGGCACTTTTTACGGCCTCGTTGTACATTTTCATTGCCTCGGCATCATCTTCAATGGCTTTGCCGTTGTCTCTTGCACTTTCGGATGACTTACTAAACGCACTGGCCAGCATTGGCAGTAAAACAAGAATAGCACCAATGCCCGTAGCCATCAACGCAAAACGCAACGCAACCATAGCGCCGCTTAGTGCCGTTGTCGCTACGGTTGCCTCACCTTCTGCCACTGCGCCTGCCTCTGTAGCGGATGTGTTTGTTGCTTGCGCCGTGGTTCCTTCGCCTAACACAAAGTTTTTGATACGTTGTGCCGCCGCACTTGCAACGGTAGCTATTGCGCCCTTTTTTTGCCATAATTCATTCAATTCATTTAAGCCCTGCATTACCATCATTACGGCAATCAAGCTATTTAACCGCTTTTGCACCTTTTCATCACCATCTGCAAACATGGAGGCAGCACCTGCGCCCACAGCATACGCCCCGGCCAACCCTTTGGCGGCCACCGTGGCAGCTTGTAACGCTGGGGCCGTGGCTTCCATTAGCTTTTGGTTTTCCTTAAAACGAGTTAGCTCCCTTGCCGCATTGGCGGCCTGTGCCTGTAATTCCCTAAACATGGCGGTATCCTGTTGCCCGGTAGATGCTAACGTTTGTAAAGCCCGCTCAGTATTACGCAACTCCATTGACAAAGAAGCGAAACCGTTTACTTGGCTTTCTACCAGTGTGGTCAGCATGCCAATTTCTTGCGATAGCCTTTGCGCCTGTGCGCTTTCGCCTTGGCCGGCCTGCCGCAATTCTTCCAGCTTGGCCACATTTTCACTTAATCCTTTTTGCAGCACCGTCAACGCTTGGGTAAAGTTGCGCACCCCCTCGGTAGGGTAATTACCTACATTGCCCTGTGAATTACCAATGGATTTATTATGTGCCAATACTTGCTCATGCAGTACACCTGTGTCGGCCTGTAACTGTTGACCCATTGGGCTTGCCCGTTGTTCTGCACTTAATGCTTTATAAGCCTTGCGCATTTGCTCTAACCGCTGGGTCATTTCATCAATAGAACCTTCGGCGGCTAATATCTCTTTGTTTTGGCTCCTAAAAACAGAGGTTATTTGCGATATTTCGGTTTTAAGCAGCTCGTTTTTACGGGTGAGGACACTCACGCGCTCATTGTAGGTGTCAAAGTCAATACTACCCTGTTTAAGATCTGCGCTATACTCTTTCATGTACCGGCTTATCTCTTGCTGCCGGAGCTTCAAGTCTACCAACCGGGCTGCATTTTCCTGTATGCTGCGGGTATTGTCTTTATAAGCCGCTGACATTTCCCTGTTGGCGGTTAATGCCTCCTGTACAGCTTCCGTGGTGGCCGTATAGGCAACGTCTGAGCTTTCCATGGCTTTTTTTACATTGGCTGCGGCCTCGGCGGTTTTGGCCGATTCTGCACGGAAAGCGGCCATCCCTTCCGTCATATTCTTAAACCCTTCCCCATTGCCCATGTTCATAATGGACTCTCTTAGCTTGTCCAGCCATTCGGTAAGGTTATCAAATTCTTTTTTTACCGCTGCGGTATCAATGATGCTATCTATCCGTTCTGTGTTTGGCATCTTACTTTTGGTTTAACTGTTTTTCTAAAGAGGCACTATGACGCTGGTAATTTTTAACAATGGATACGAAGCGACTTAGCGTTACCACATGGGTATCTATATGCATTTTGGCGTATAATTCAATCGACACAATAAAATCATCAAAGTATTGCCTGGTTATCGTAACGCCCGTTTCATTACCCCTTAGCTTTTCCAAATCGGCGGTGTCGCGCTCTTGCTGCAACATCCAGCGTTTAATTTTAGCCTCGGCTTTCCCCAACCATATTTTTTGTAATTCCGGCGTGTCGGGGTAATTGGTATCTATGGCCCCCAGCCCGCGTAACAAGGTATACACTTCCGGCTCTTGGCGGTAGCTGGTATATTTTTGGATGGCCGCCAGCTTTTTTAACTTAAAATCAGCCAAAGCAATTTTTTTTACCAAACGCACGATTTCTTTTTGGGTATCGCTGCCCGTACCGTCTATATATTGCTCGTAAATGTCATGCCATGCAGCGGATAACTCCTCAACCGTAAATGTTCCCCTAATCACCAAACCGCTATAATCATTATCACACAAGCAGGTAATAAATGCATGCAGGCTAAGGCTGAAAAAAGTATGTAATAACCTCGGCAATGGTGTAGCCTCTTGTGATGGCGGTGGCAAAGGCGCACCGGAAATATCCTGTGTCCGCTTTACAAATGGCCAATATCTTTTTTTGCTCATACGCTGATTTTATGGTGATGGCTTTTAACTTGGTGTAATCGCGTTGTTTGGCCTGTGCCCGCGCTATGCAGCCCCAGCATTCCATTTAGTTAAAGGTTAATAGTGTTTTTGCTTCAATGGTTTCTTTCAGCTTTGGGAAAAAGGCCTTTTCTACATATACCCCCCTGTGGTCATCATCCAATCCGAAAATAACAGAGCCATATTGTTGCTCTAATTTTGGGGCATAATCCACACCGTCGGCCCTTGTTTCAATTTCGTCTTTAGTAACGTTGCTTTGTATCGACCGGTAAAAATTGCCCGTTAGCTTTAAGTCAGGCACCCCAAAACCCGGGCGGCTGTTTAATTCGTGTTTGTAATTGGCATATAGCTCGTTTCTGTAAGCCCCAATTTCTTCGCCTTTGCTGTTTTTACCCTCAAATAGTTGTTGTTGCTGCTGGTCTTGGTAATCCGGCAGGGTGTTTTGAATGGCATCGTGGATGTCATTTTCAACATTAACCGCTTGTAACCGCTTAAGCATTGCCGCAACTGTAATCATATAAAACAAAGGCGGTGGTTAGCCGCCTTTTGTTTATTGGGTTAAAGAAATAGGTTTTGAAATTGCCTCGCAGGTATCATACACCATCCCCAGCGCGGCCTCTTTGTCGGAGGCATTGCAGATGGCTTTTGCCTGTGGGCAGGTGGTAAACTCCTCGCGCTCCATGGATACCACCCATTCAATTAACCAGTCGGTACCGTCTATTTTGATTGTTTTCATACAATGTTATTAGCTGGCAACGATGGAAACTAAACCGGTGCTTTCGTAAGGTGATACGTTTAGCGCAGCCAATTCAGTAGGGCCTACCAGGTTAATATCAACGTGGCCGGTGCCTACTGTTGGGTAGTTTGTTGCACCTACAACGATGTTAAACCCACCGCTTACGCTGTCCTGTGTTACGCCCGTGATGGTTAATGCCGCGCCTGTCTCATGGTTTTTGGCAGTCCATGCACCTACGGCCGCCAATTGCGTACCATATAGCGAACTCATTAATGTACCCTCGTTGGTAGTGGGTATTACGGTAAAGGTTTTAGCGGTGGCGTTGGTTTTGCTGGCCAATACCACGTTTTGAATACCTTCCAGTGTGTCTACCACGTCAAAGCCTGGGTTTTTAATGTACGCGCCGTTATCCATTAGGTTAATGGGGTAGAAAACAATACTGGTCCAGTATTCGGTATTCTTTTTACCGTCATTAATCATGAAAGGGTCGGTATACAGCTCAATCAATGGAATGCCGGCAATGCCTGCGCCATCAGAAGCGGTGTAGTTAGTACCCCAAAGCTGGTTGCTGCCATCCACGAACAATACAGACCAGTTGCCGCCATTGAATGAACGCAATGACTTAAGCAACTCATAGCCGCCCACATTGAAACGGAACGACCATTTGTAAACAGGGTCACGTACGGTCTTCTGTCCGCCGTAGCTGAATTGCTCTACTACCCTTTTTTCGCTGTCGTCTTTGAAATCAACGAACGGGCCTACAGGGTAAATGCGAAGGCCTTTGCTGTCATTCAGTGCATCAGCGTTTAGCTTTGTTTGCAAAGTCGCCGCTTGGGTAGCAGTGATGTAATAGTTGGGCGGGCATATAATGATGCCCACAATGTTTTTTATGTCCGCATAGCAAGCCCCCACACCAGTGTTAGCCGGTGCCACAAGGCATTGAAGCGTGTTTACTGAAGCCATGGTAAATAGTTTTTTTGATGTTAAAAATTAGCACGCAGGGTTTACCTGCGGCTGGTATAGTAAAGAAAAATTGATACGGAAACAATGGAAGCCCTGCATATCGCGGTATTTTACGCCGCTGGCTTTTTTCCAACCAGAATACTCTTTAAACACTTCTTCAATGCCCTGCACATACCCGGTCATAGTAAACCCATACTTAATATAAAACAGCAGGCTTTCAACGTCTGCCCGGGCTTCTTCGTCGGCACGGGTAGTAAAAGTTGGTTTTATGCGGTTTAGGTTTACCATAAACACAACAAACACTTTGGCTGTAGAGTCGCCCGCCTTATAAGGCGTTACATCATCCACGCCAAAAAACGAAAGCGCCGCCAACGTATCATCAAAATACACCTCTCTATAATCAGTAATAGAAGTAAACACTTCCGGCGTAAAACCGTCCGCCGTTTGGTTACGGTATGCTCTCCCGAATTGCTGATACGAGCTGGACGAGGTTCCCCATTTTGCGGATAGCTTGTTATACAAGTATGTTTGCATGCTCTGTATTGGTATATCAATACCCGCCGAAAGTGTTTTAATGTTATTCATACTAATAACTAAAAGCGTCAATGATAGGCGGCGGTGTGCCGTATATGTTTACTTGGTCTGTGTCGTGCGAAATGGAAACAGGCTTTTTGCGTGGGAATAACTCGTTTTTTACCCGGGTGGCTTCCTTGGCAATACGCTCTTTCAACCCCGCACTGAATGGGTGCTGCTCCGTAGATTGCGCCGTGTTTAAGTCGCTGTATAACACCTTTGTTTGCTCCGCCATAATACGTTGGTCTTTGTTGGTGCGCGTATTATTTTGCAGCATTTCAATAACATCAGCGGCCATTTGCAGGCCTATGAGGTTATCAAATAACCAGGCATTATCCACTATCAACTGTGTGTAATCCCTAAAAGCTGTCATTTGAATATTAAAGCCATGGGTTTTAATGGTAAAGGATACATTGTTTACATCAATCCCCTGGCCGCTTACCGTTGGCAGCTCTATAGGCACTAATCCAAAGTTGTAGCAGGTGTTAAAGTTTTGGATTATCTCATTGATGGCAACCGCGCTGCCTAAGTCATTTTGAAAGTACCCAAAGTAATAACAGCCCGATTTATTACTGTTGCCGGCATAACTTAACATCTGCCCAATATTCACCACCGTTTGCTGATTGGCCAATGCAGATACCGGAATGGTAGCAATCGGCGTGGTCGGCGCGGTGTCGTGAAATAAATACAGGTTAAACGTTACATTGGCATTGAACTTTAGGGCCACGTTATCAATTTGGCAGGTAACGTCAAAATGCTTGGACGGCGTGATGCGCACACCGCAAAAAACACCGGTGTTGAGGTTTAAATAATCTTGGCGGCCAAACCTTTCAAACATCAGCTTTTTTTCCAGCATCTCTTTTTTATTGATTACGCCGGAAAGACATTTTAAGATAACATCTGTTTGCAGGTTTTGCAAATAGGTGTTGAAGTTGGCCGCACCGATATTACTATCCTCCTGAGAAATCCAAATATTGTACACATTAACCGCCTTGTGGATGGCTTCAAATACAGGCGAATAGGTATCGCCACCGGGCCATACATTGTTACCCGTAAGGGTAAAAGGAAAGTCGGAGCGGGTAGGCTGCCGCCAACGCCGCCTGTTCATCAGTGCGGCCATCACATCGGCTACCCGGTACCCATTGCTGTAGATGATTGCCATATTATCGGTTATAAGGGCTTATGTAATACCTTGCGGTGTACGAAAATTGCACGGGCGCGCTCACCGTGCCTGAACTAACCGCCTGCACCAAGTAATACACAAAGGGCACCGTATTTTTAGTAAACTGCGCCACGTTGGTATAAGTAGGCGTTATCGGCCCCAAATAATATTGCGTGCTGGTAATGGTAGGGGTGCTTACATACGCTGCAGAGTCGGTCAAAGCATAGTTGACACCGTCGGTAGAGCTGTATAAGTAAGCCTTGCCCGCCAATGTGCCGGAAAGCTTGTTTACGCTTACCTGAATACCCAAAGCAGAATAGCCGGAAGTTGCTGGTATTACCCTGCTTACTGTATCGGCATTAGTGAGGGTATCACCCGCTTGCAACGGGAATTTGTACGCATACCCCGATTGAGCATGGCTGATACAAACAGAAGCTACCAAAGAAAGAATGAATAAAAGCTTTTTCATTGTTTGTTAAAATATGGGGCTGTTTAGGCCCCTTGTTATAAAATGGTTTTTACTGTTTTACCTACAAATTAAGACTGTGATTGTCCAAATTCATAGATAGGGGTTTCACCGCTTACGCTGATAGGGGCCGTGTTAAAGGCTATATCCACGGACAACTCTAAGTCCATGTGAATATCCTGCACAGTACCGCCAGCGGCAGAAGTGTCCTGTTTTTGCGCCCAACCACGAACGGCATAAGTAAGGCCAATACCTGAGGCATCAGGCACTGTGCCAAATCCACCGTTGTAGCTTTCGTAATCCCCAAAACCGTCGCGGTTAATCTTTGGTATCCAGGGGATAACGGCAAAAGAGGCCTGTGGCAGCACGATGGCGCAACCATTAGGGTAAGCCTCGGCAACTTCATTACCCAATACCTCATGTTCCATAATCCCGTTAGGGTTATAGCTTTGGAATTGGTAAGCCAAGTTTTGGGCATTGCCGTTGCCTTGGTACATGTCAAACTGTGCCTGCTTGAAAATTCGAGGGTCGGCCACTACGTCCAATTTGTCGTAGTATTTGTTTTGCCTCATTACGCTTGCCGCATTTTGGAAGAAGAAATTTAACTGGTCGGCGGAGTTTTCAAAAGCAAAAGTGGTACCATTCCACAAGGCGTTTCTTGCAGCGGTTGTGTAAGGGGCTGTTTGTGTACGGTTATTATGCAGCTGCTGCACAATGTAGGTACCAATACGCTCACGCAATATCCTTTGCTTGTCCATTATCATGTGGTCCAGCAAAGTCATGGTGTCAAACACGTTGTCCATGCCTACCTGCATGTTAATACCCAAAGGCTCGCTGAAGGTTACCCACGAAAGGCTTATCTGCCCTGAGTCGCCTTGTACGCCTGAAGGTGCATAACTACGTGCCGTGCCATTGGTGGCGGCTGTCTTTTTAAGGTAGTACGTGTAAACACTCCTTTTGTCGGATTGTTTTATTTGCTCTACGTTAGCCAGTATGTAATCACTGTACGTAAGAGCTTGGCGCAAAATGGGGTTTTGAAGCTCCCTCAATTCCGCTGCGTTGTATTTTCTGTTAATTTTTGACTGAAAGGCCAATAGGGCCGATGCGACGAAATTTGCCACTGTGTTTAGATTTACACAAGTGAACTAAGCAACCTGCTTATAATGCTGTGGGTAACCTACCCGTCAAATTTTGGGACACCGTCCCGGTGGATTGTGAGGCACCGCCCCGTTGGATTTGAAAAGCACCGCCTTTCGGGGATAAAAGTAGTAAATATTTTATTTACCAAAATAATTTAATAAAAAGCCCCCTGTAAAAACAAGGGGCTTGGCCATAAGCAACATGCACAAGAAAAAAGAAGGTTATATTCCGGAATTAAACAGTTCTTAACACGGTGTCTTTTTCCGGTGATATTTCAATGATATAATGCTCAGAAGATTTAGTTCCTTGTATTAACCCAATCAATATACCGCCATCTGCACAAAGCCGAATACCGTGTACCATGTACGGATTTTGGTCTATGTCTGTTTTTAAATAAACGATTTGCCCAAAATCAAACGGTATGTCAATCGTGGTTATCACTATTCTTTAAAGTCAAAATTTGCGTTGGTGTCGGTAATCTGTTTAAGTAATGCCTGCGCCTGTTGGCCGTTTTCGCTCATACCATTGGCGGCAAGGTGTTCTTTAAATTGTTTCATGTTAGAAATACCCAGCGGGTTGCCCTTGCTGTCGCCGGCTGCCCGTCCGCCAGGTGCAGGGGGTGCAGGTGTTGCGGCTTTACCCAGTTTCCTTTCTTCCACAAAACCCACCAAAGCATCTTTTACTGGTATTGGTTTCATGTCGGTTTGGTTGGCCACTACTTTACCATCACGCTTTACCACTAATTGCCCGTCCTGTTCTGTTATCTCGTTGTTCATCTTAATAATAGCCACCCACTCTTGATTAGTCAGGTTGTCGGGCTTGCGGTCAATCGTGTGGCTTAATATCTCCGTGTCAAGCTGGGCCATCTTGGCCGCTTTAATGGATGCCTCTTTTTCAGCGGTCAGGTTGGTAAGGTTTGCCCGTAGTTGCTCAATAACACTGTCTTTTTCGCGCACTTTGTCGCTCTCCTTAATACCAGCATCGGCAATTACCTTTTTTTGGTATTCGGCAATAAACTTTTTGCCGTCCTTGCTGCCCTCTCCCTCATAATCAAGGCCAACGGCCTCTTTCAGTTCCTTTACAGCAATTTCTTTGCCTGCTTTGATGCCCACGGTTTTCATGCTTTCATCACGGCTGGTCAATTCCACGTCCGTAAACACTTTAACCTCAGGCACATCAAAATCGGCCTCCTTGTCGTCCTTGATAGCTGCAATCAGCTTATCAACATCAAAGCCTTTCAGCAAGGCTTTTAACTTATCGGCGGTAGCTTGTTTTAGCATGTTACTTGTTTAGGAGTATGTTAATATCGGTTTCCAAATCCAGCCCCTGAGCGATGGCCCATTCCTTATAGGTAATCAGGTCGCCGTTTTGGTTAGCGCCTTTTAGCAATAAGAATTTAAACTTACCATCATCACCCGCGCCTAAGGCAAAGGCGTTTTGAGAGAGTGCACCGCGTGGCTCAATAAACTTGGGAGCCAGCTTTTTACCCAACTCCCAGCCGACGATAATAACAGCCTTGGTGCCGGGATTGTAGGGGTTGATGACTTCTTTTTTGATGATGCGGCTTTCAAACTCGTCAAACCACTTGTAAAATGGGTGGTTATCCTGTTCAGCCTTTATTTGCTCCGGCGTTTTGTGCTTTTTGTTAGCAACAACGGCGGCAACTGGTTTGGCGGGGGCCACTGGCGCGGGCGGTTCTTTGTGCGCCGCAGCTTGCACCTCGGCTATTTTTGCAGTCATTTCCGCAATATCCTCGTCAGAGAACTTGCGCCCGTCGCTGCGAAGGGCTTCGTTAAGTTCATCGCCGGTTAACCCGCCATATTCCGCGATGATAGATTCTAAGCGTTTGTAATGAATTGGCATAATTAGGTTGTTTGTGGTTCCTCGGATGGTGTTTCGGTCTCGGTTTTTGTCGCTGCCACAGGCTCAGGGTCTGGCAGAGGCTCCGCAGTTGTTTGTGGTTCCTCGGATGGTGTTTCGGGCAATTTGCCGTCTACCAATACCTGGCCCACACTAACAGCATCTTTTAAAAATACCCTGCGCCCGAAGCTGTGAATAGCAAAAGCGTTTTCCGCTTCGGCTTCTTTTTCGGTTAGGTGTATTGTTTTTTCAATCGAAACGACTTTTAAGCCCGTTTCAACTTTTTCAACGTTTACAATATCGTAAGCGTGGTGTGTTACTTGTGCCATATATAAATGCCCATTAACCCAATGGGCTAAGGTTTACATTTTAATAATCCGGCTTTGTTTTTGCTCGTTGGCGGCCTTTAGCTGCGAAAGCACGTTGATTGTGTTCACGTACTCCAAAAGCTCTTTGGAAAGCTTCACCAACTCTTTTGCCGGAATGTTTTCAGTTTTCAAAATGTGGTCTTCGGCATTGTTAGCAGCTTTGCTAACCGCCTGTATGTGTTTTTCTATAATACTCATGCTGCTGCTGTTTCGGTTAAAGAGGCTACCTCTTCAATAATAGAGGCTATTTTAGGCTGCACGTAGGCAATCAATGCCGCACGTAAAGCATCGTCATTTTTCATAATCCAATCCATATCCGTTAGTGTGCTTGCCCATTCGCTGAAATATGTCTTACAGGCTTTGTCCTCGTTGGTAATGGATAACGCACTCACCTGTGCCACCGTCATGTGTACCCATGGCTCTACCCGCATCTGTTTTAAGGATACCTGCAATTGGATAGGGCTGCTGCAATACTTGGCTTCGTAGTAATCGGTCAACAAGTCATCCAACACACTTTGCGCTGCACCCGAAGTCCTTGCCCTGTTGTATTTATCCCAAACAGCATCCGGCGCCTCAATGGCATAACGGTCGCCATACTTTATTTCGCAGCCTTTGTAAGAACTACCATACATTAACCCGGCGCACAGCTCAACTATAAAGGTTTCGATACTCTCACACCAATGGGAATAAGCACACAGGGCAATCTGCATGGCGCCATCCTCATGCACTACCTCGGTGGCGGTTTTATCATCCTTGGCCGCCTTTAACTGGGGTTTCATCTTTGGCAATACGCCCCATTTGGTAAAATAAGCCTGTTCATATAGCCTGTCAAGGTCTTGTGTGGCTAAATCCCACGCTTCAATAGGTGGCGTAGAATAACCGTCAAACTGTGTAGGGATGGAGATTTTGCCGTCCATGCTTTCCGGCATGGGGATAACGATTTCATCGCGTACGCTGGAACGCTTTTGAAAACCCGTGCCTTTGCAGTCGGGGCAATCATTGCCGCCCACAGCCCTCGTGCCTTGGCAGGTAGGGCATACTGACTGCATGCGCCAGTGCTTGGGGAACATGTGCAGGTTCTTCCATATCTCAAACACGCTGTTTTGCGTAAGGATGGAGTTTGCCAGCTCTACAATTACGCTATCGGGGCTAATAAACAGGTCGGAGTTAAACTCGTACAAATCAGATAGCACCATTGCCGGGCAGGTTAAAAACAGGTTAGGCAATGTCAGTTCCGGTATTTCGGTAACCTCTTTGCCATCCCACATTACAATCTTATCCGTTACTTGGTCAACAACCCTGTAATATTTAGACTGTTGCGGCTGGCTTTTCATGCGGTCCAGTATATCACTGGAACTTTGCGCCTGTAAAGAATATTCCGCAGCTTCTTTGTTGGAAAGGGCAAATACTACCAGCTCGCATTTACGCCCGTTCAGTTGGTAATAAAAAATGTCCGTGGTGCTTTTGTACGTAGGGTACGGCATACCGTCATTGCCTATCTCCAAGTATACCAGCCCGTTAGGGTCTATGTGGTAGCCGTCTAACCCTGTTGTGGCAATCCAGCGGCGCAGGCTCATACCTTTACGGATATTCGCACAAAAGGCGGTAAACTGTTTAAGTTGTGTTTCAGGCAGGTTGATAATGGTAGAGCCACCTTTTGCGGAAAACACCTTTGCAATGGGGGCATGTAGCCGGGCGAACATATCCCGGTTAGAACGGGAATATTTTTGGCGGATGTTCTTTTTCTGCTCGGTTTCAAATTCATCCATCGTTTCAATGGCATCGGCCATCCCCTTGCCAGTAATATGCATGTTAAGCCGCTTTGATTGCTTTTGTGCTTCAATCAATTGCTGCCTTAGCGGATTATTGGCGAATATGTCGTTAAGATTGGCCATACCTGAAAGATATTTGACATTCAAAAGTAAATAAATTATTTACCAAACCTACAAATTTATTGCGTAGTGATTTCAAAGCGTTTTTTACCCCTCTGGTCATTCACCACATACCCCACAGCATCAATATGGTGGTTATAAGCATCTTCAGGGTCATTGGTGTAATTTCCGTACTTATCTTGGGCATAGATGTAGTTATTTATTTCATGCCATGCCTCGGCGTGTTCTTCCACGCAATACAGCTCCATACCGTCCATTAAGGCAATACGTTGGCTGATAGCGTCTGCACCTTTTACGCAAGGCACCACATAAAAGCCTTTTAAAATGCCCGGGTATTTGGCCGCATCATCTGCGCTCACCTCATGCAGCTTAAACCCGTGTTTTAGTTTCATAATGGCTTTAGCGTCGGCATTATCGGCAATTATCCTATCGGCTGGGGTAAAGCCTAACGTGCAATAAAGTTTGGCCAATTTAAGTGCGCTCATGGGTTTGTAGTTGATAAGCCGCCACCAACACCGATTTTTGTCAAATTTAACGCCTACCAGCGCGGCCGGCGAGGAAGTGCCAAAGTCTTGCCCGTAATACTCCCTGTATGGCAGCTTCATGTAGTCGGCAAGCTTGATAGGCTTCACCTTCTTGAGCACTTGCCCTTTGCGCCCGCTGGAAGAATAGCCACGGATGGCCGTAAGGTAATAATGCAGGTTGTAGTTAGGGTCGTCAGGGTTGCCGTAGCTTTCGTAGCGGTTAACCACATGGTCGGGCAAATACTCGTTATCTTGGTACACCGAGCATATAGACACAACGCCGGGTATTTCTTTGGGCACGGGTTCAAAATAACCGTCATGGTTGGGTACCGCAACCAGGTTAAAGTATCGTTTTAGGATAAAATGCCCCGTGTCAGGCGTATTGAGGATGATGATAACCAAACAGCCTTCTTTACGCAAGCTATCCACGAACGTGTTAAACTTATCCACGTCCGTAATATCCTCGCCTTCTTCAATCACGGCAATATCAATATCGCTGGCACCCTTCAGGTTAGCCCGCTTTTGATTATCAGAAGCCCTAAAGCCTTTCGTGTAAATGAGGGTTTTGCCGGTTTTCTTTTCCTTGAGTTCAGTCTCATTTTTTGTAAAGAAACGGCTTAAGGCCCCATTTTCGTTGGCGGTGTCATACCTCGCCCATATCTCGTTGAGGATAGTGTCTTTAATCAGCGCCTTTTCATCCCGGATGATTACGCATCGTTTTTTAAGCATAGTGGCAGAGAAAGCAATAAACTTGCTTATCTCATAAGTCTTTCCGCCACCCCTGCCGCCAATACATACCACCGTGTGGGTTTTTGGCGGCAAATTATAGAGCGGTTCAAACTTTTTGCTTTTTTGGATGATGGCTTCAACTTCCATTATTTGAAAGTGATTTTGATTTTATCAGGCAGCAGGGCTTCGCCGTCTTTGCCTGTTATCTCGGTTTTGGCTGGGGCATAGTCCCCTTCCATCTTGTTCAACTCGGCAATAGCTTTTAGCCTGTCGGCCTGGTCAGGCTCCACGGCAAACTCTTTAATCTCTCCAGCAATTACAAAGGGGCGTTTGACCTTTATTTGGCCTTTGATAATCTTGGTAAGATATTCCTTTCGCTCGTTTGCGCTCATTATAGCCATTTTACGGGCTTTAATAGCCTCGGCGGTGTCTACTGCGTCCAACTCCTTTTTTATCGCCTGTTTGCGCTCCGTATGCTGCCTATTGGCCTCTTTCCATAGGCGGTCAAAGGTTCGGGTTGATAATTGCCATGCCTTGCCAACCTTTGCCAATGCTTTGCCACGGTCCGCGCCAAATTCAAGTTCTTTTATGATTGCATCAATGATATGTTGGTTTCTGCCTGCCACGCTACAAAGTAAAGAATTTATTTACTTTTACCGTCAAAAACGTAGTTTTAACGCTTTCTAACACCCATTTTTATGTAACAGCACTTCGCGGCCCGGTAATGTGGGGCAACCCGAAATAGAAATCCCCCGGCGTTCAATGTGGTGTTGTTGCCGGGGGATATTGGCCATTTTAGTGGAAAGGCGTCAACCATTTGGAATATTTTTTGGCGTTTTTGTGGAATATTTTTTGGAGAAAAGTGTGTTAAAGGAAATTGGCGGGCCGTTCACACTTCAATAATTTCTATGTTCAATTCAGCTTTCATCAGCTTTTTTTTCAGCCTGTATGTTGATAGCTTGCGTGTTGCCGCTCCCTTCACGTCCTCAACAACCAGTTTGCCGCTTTGGGTATAAGTAAAATCCGCTATGTACTTGCAAACAGATAATTCAAACGGCGTTTGGCAGTGCAGGTGCGTTATCTCTCCGGCGGCTTGCATGGCCCGTAAATTAATGTACCTTTTGGCCTCTTTTTGACTGTCAAACTTTTTACCATCCAGCTCAACGGGTACGTTATTGTACTTTGCCTTTTTTGGAGTCCGCAGCTTTTCGGGTTCCCCCCACAGGTGCGCATTATCCGGCCTGCGGCCAGCGGCGGTGTTTTTTAGTTCGTCTAAGGTTATTGCCCGTTTCATGATGCGCGTTGATTACTGTAAACCGCTGGGGGCCGTTGAAACTTTACATCTTTCACGTCCGGCGTTAACTGTTTAACAATAGTCTTTTTTGCTTTTGCTTTGCGCTGCCAGTAAAGAACTTGGTTTTGCAGGTGCTTATTTTCGGCTTGTAGCTTTTGGTAATCATCCAAGGGTACACCAAACTTTTGTTGCAAAGCTTCAATATGCGGATAATAAACCTTATCAAAAACTTCTTTTGCATTTTCGCAAACGTTACGGGCATTTATTACGGTTGTGTGGTCATAGCCGCCCATTAATTCGCCTATATGCGCTAAACTTGTTCCCGTGTTATTGTACAAAAAGTACATGCAAATATGCCTGGGTACAACATACCGCCTCATGCGGCAACGCTTTGTAATTTGCTTTTCGGTTAATTTAAAATGCTCGCAAACGGTCTTAATTACTTCCTCGGCGTTCATAAATTTTCGTATTGTTCTATGGCTTTAAAAATGTTGTATGCGACTGGTGGCACAATGGCGTTACCTGCTGCTTTTATGCTTTCGTTTCGCCACTTAGAAAAGGTAATTCCGTCCAGTTCGGGTTGAAACCCATCATTTCGAGTACGAATCGGGGATTGAGTTGGGAATTGCTCCCAGTTTGTTGGGCTATTTCTGTTCTTAAATCTTGGCCTCCCGTTCCATGTGCGCCAGGGCTTCTCATATCCAAAGTTCTCGGTGTTGGCAGCATCTCTTTCAATACCATTCCCGGTATTGTGCCCCTGCTTCGCAGCGAAGCAGGGAG